GTTCTGGACAAATTCAAGGGTTCAAAACTAAAAACAAATTAAAAGAGTTTAAGTATGAAGGAATTTCCACTAACACCTTATTTGGTCAGCACCTATTCCCTAGTACTGGCAAGCGTATTGTTATTACTGAGGGCGAATTAGATGCTGCGAGCTGTTATGAAGCGTTTCCAAACTGGCCGATGGTTTCGTTACCACATGGCGCAGCTTCAGCTAAAAAAGACTTACAAAAACAAATACCACTATTACAAGGATATGAGGAGATCTGCTTATTCTTCGACAATGATGACGCAGGACGCAAAGCTGTTGAAGATGCAGCGTCAGTCCTACCTTCGGGGAAAGTCACGATTGCTCGCTTGGAGCAATATAAAGATGCGTCAGATGCGTTACAAGCGAACGATGCTGAAGCTATTAGACGGGCTATTTGGGATGCTAAACCGTATCAACCGGATGGGATAGTTGATGGTAAATCTTTATTAGAAGCTGTCACTACACCAAGTCCCCCTTGTGATCACAAATACAAATGGGAAGGACTACAAGAGAAAACTCATGGCATTCGCTATGGAGAACTTACAACTATAACCGCAGGAACTGGTCAAGGTAAGAGTACTTTCTGTCGTCAACTGGCTACTCAGCTATTAGAAGAGGGAGTCAAAGTTGGTTACATCGCATTAGAAGAATCTAACAGGCGAACAGCGTTAGGACTTATGTCTGTAGCTGTGGGAAACGCCCTACACCTTGGTCAACAAGAATACACCACTCTGAAAGCAGCATATGATTCCACTATCAATAATTGGAACCTCTATTTATACGACCATTTTGGTAGTTTATCTGCGGATACTATCTACAGTCGAATCGAGTATATGGCTCTCGGGTTGGATATAAAAGTCATCTTCCTTGACCATCTGAGCATATTGCTGAGTGGATTAGATGGAGATGAGAGACGTATGATAGACCAGACTATGACTAACCTAAGAAGTTTAGTTGAACGTACTGGAATAACACTATTTCTAGTGTCTCACTTGAGACGAACCCAGACTGATAAAGATCATACAGAGGGAGCGCGAGTCTCATTGGGACAGCTTAGAGGTAGTCAAGCTATTTCTCAGCTATCAGATACCGTCCTTGCACTAGAAAGAGATCAACAATCTGAAGATGATGTCTCTACGCTACGAGTTCTTAAGAATAGATATTCAGGAGAGACAGGCGTAGCAGCATCGTTGAAATACGATAAAAACACCTGTAAATTCAATGAAACTACGGACGCAATTTTCAATACCAACACAGACTTCTGAATTGAAGTCACCTAACCCACCTACTAAACAAGACAAAAAGAAAGCAAAGTTTAAAGATAAAACCTATGTCGGAAAAACAAATGCTCGTCTTTGATTGCGAAACTAACGGATTATTACATGACGTTTCTGAAATACATTGCATCGCCATATATGACAATACGAAAAAGGAAACCACCGTATTTAACGATCGAGGTGGTGACTGCTACCCGATCACGGAAGGTTTACATTGGCTCAGTTCGGCTGATGTCATTGTCGGTCATAATATTATTGGCTACGACTTACCTGTTCTTCGGAAAATATATTCTTGGTTTAACCCTAATGCTACTGTTATTGACACTCTTATCTTATCTCGCTTATATCATCCAAACATGATTGATATAGACCATAAAAGAAACTGGCCGAGAATGCCATTACAGCTTTATGGGAGACACAGTTTAGAAAGTTATGGATATCGTTTAGGCGAATATAAAGGTGAATTTGGAAAAACAAGTGACTGGCAAGACTGGTCACAAGAAATGCAAGATTATTGTGTACAAGACGTACACGTTACTACTAAATTATGCGAGCACTTCCGCCCCTTGATGACTCGTGTCAATTAGAACACCGAGTCGCAGAAATACTAACAGAACAAGAAATACATGGATGGACATTTAATGAACAAGAAGCTGTCGAACTTGAATCATCTCTCCGAAGAGAGATGGAAGGAACTCTTGAAATACTTCGGAAAGAATTCCCTTTCGTTGGAGGAGCGATGTTCACTCCTAAACGAGATAACGCACCCCAAGGTTATAGAGAAGGAGCAGAGTTCCAAAGACTAAAAGAATTTAACCCAACATCACGAGATCACATAGCATGGATTCTAACGAATCGTTTGAATGTC